CCATTGGCTCTATGCGGTCGGGACGAGGGTCTTTTAAGGCTTCCGCGTCGGAAACCTCTTTGAACGGCCCTAACTGAGGCTGCTTGGGCTCCCACTCGTCTTTTCCAACAAGCGCCCCTGTCCATTCTTTTCGCATGTCGTTGTACCGGTACTGAAACCCGGACCGGTCAGAGATTGCTTGTGATTTCTTGCCAGAAGCGTAACGAGCCAAACCTACCTCCCGTAAAAAGAAGAGTAAGGAGAAATCTGAAGGGACGCCCTATCGCGGTCCTCGTCCATCGCACGTTGAAGCTCTTCCTCGTACAAGGTCTTCAGAAGAGAAACCCTTTCGGGGGCGAACTTAACGGAGAGGTAGTACGCCAACCCTGCTGAAACACAAGGGTAAAACCGGAAAGGCACCTCCAGCGAGTTAATTTGAGTGTCCGCGTCGTCTATTCGCGTCAAGCGGTCAAACACCAGCGAGTAAGAGTCGTTAGCGTTGGGGGCGGGCCAAAGGCGGACAACCGGTGTAATCAGCCGGTCTACATAAAACTGGACAGGCCGACCGGTGGAGTTCTTGTTTGTAAGACCAAGGTACGCGTCCCGGCCTATGCGGGTTGCTTGGATGTCCGACTGGCTAGCCGTCCCCGTATTTTGTCTGATTGTTGCCGACAAAATATCAATGGTTGCTTGGACATCCTCTAGGGAAACAACGGCCCCAACTGTTGCCGTTGTGGCGCTAGTGCCCCCTGTAATTGTTTCGGCTACTGAAAACGCCCCTACCGGGACGTTTATGGCTAGCACCGTAGCAGAGTTAACATTGGTTACCTGCGCGGTGGCTCCACTGGTTCCACCTGTAATTGTTTCCCCGCCCACAAACCCTGCGGAAGCGTTCACCTTCAAGGTGACCGTTCCAATAGGATAGTCCGAAACCCCGCTAGCAAGGACCACAGTCTTCTGCTCAATCGTCCAACGGTTAATCCCCCGATTGGCCCACTCCGCAAAAAGAAGGTTCAGGGAACGCTTCGCCGTTCTCAAGTCATAACCCGTCCTTGCTTCCAAGCCGCACCGCTCAAAAGCCTCTTCGATATGCTCGTTTACATCAAGCTGGAAATCCTTGCTGGAAGAAACCGCCACTTAATCACTTTCTTTTTTTGACCATTCCGCCGCCGCGCATTTTCTTAACCATGCCGCCACCGCGCATTTTCTTAACCATACCGCCGCCGCGCAGCTTCTTTACGGGTTTTTTCTTACGTGGTTTCATCGCCATCGATTAATCTCCTATAGAGGTTTTCTCTACTCGCGTAGAGATCAGTGTTTTCAAAAACTTCAAAGCTTTCATCGTAGTAACCCAAAGCCTTCAGAGCCTGAGACTTTTCGTGAAGATTCTTTAGCCGCTGTACAAAGATGATAGCATACTTTTCTCTTACTAAAGGGGAAAAAGACCCGTCATCTAGGAAATCCTCCGGATCATCATCAGGATGAAAACCCATAACCCAAACATCTCGCTGACCAAACATGCCGTCGGCAATGGCTTCGTTCAACGCGTGAAGAAAATCCTCAAAATCTTTCGGGTCTTTTCGATAGCACAGATCAACCACAAAGGTGACATCAAACCGGTCATCGAAACCTGCGATGGTTTGGTACAGAGAGAGGCTATCGTCTTCCGTTTTAAAAACAAAGCCAACTCGGTCCTCGTCCCACGCTGTTTTTGCGTAAGGACATGCAGGGAGGTTGTTAAAAAACGGAGAAGGTGATTCTAAGGCGTGCTTAGACCACTCTCTTAGCTCAGTTTTTATCTCTTGTTCAAGCATGTCAGGTATAAAGCGTTCTTTTACGGCGGTTCGACATCACCGCACCACATCCCTTGTTAAGCTTACGGTAAGGAGTACCTACAACTACTCCACCCGCAGCCGCTCGTGTAACTTTTGCAGCCTTTGTATTAGCCACAGCAGTTTTGCCGCTAGAAGCGCCCTGCTTTTTCTTACGAGCCGTAGAGGCACGCTGAGACTTAGAGATAGAGGATGCTTTAGCTCTAGGTAAGCATCTGTCAGGGTTTTTTTTATTCTTTGATGTGCCGCACTCACCCGCGATGTTACCACGGCTATCAATTCGGACCCAGTCTTCATCCAACCACTCCTGTAACTTTCCCATGATTACGATTTCTTCCTTTTCTTCGAAGCTTTCGCATAGTTGGGGTCCTTGCAGTATTTGGAAGCCGCTAAGTTTGCATAAGCCGACGGGTACGTGTCAAACGTGCGTTTTGCCCAAGCCTTGCCCGCCGGGCATATTTTGCTGCCCCGGCTCTTAGCCGAAACCGACCCACCTTTGCGGAAATAAGTAAGTTTAGGCTTACCGGGTTTCGGGCCGGTGCGAACTTTCGGCATGTGCCCTCGCGATCTTGCGGGAATGAACAAACGCTTCCCACATCGGTTTAATCATATCGTAGTTCTGTTCGACTTTAACAACAGTGGTTGCGGTTCTTTTGTCCACTTCGATTAAAGTAAGACTTACCCACGCTAAGAAAGAAAAAAAGACTGCCGCAACGGCTGGGATAAGGGTGAGGGTAAAGATTTTTCCCATGTTCAATGCTTTATATCTTCGTTTATGCCGGAAAAAGGGTCTTGCAAGACCTCGTCCAACCACTCAAGAAAACACCCGGCTTCATGCGCCGAAGAAAAACCCGTGAATTGCAGGAACAAGTCCGGCTCTTCGGAGTCCTCTATTGCGGCAACGTAAAACCCGGAGACAACCATTACAGGAGAATCAGGGGGTCAAATGTTTCGAAAAACGTTGTGGGGTTTAGGGACCACCGTTGACGAACCATTTGACCCTCGGATTAGCTGTAAAAGACCGTGACAGACGTACAACCGGTAAACGTTGCGATAAAGATATCGCTCACCCGTATACCATCGTCCGGGATGTTTACCGAATGCGTGTCCGACGCGTTCAGGTCCATATCAATTACGGTTGCCCCTCCGTTCCCGTCGCTAACAGTGAGTCTGGGAGTACCTGTAGTTGTTTTAATCTGAAGCTGTCGAATACGTGCAGGGCCAACGCCCGCGGAAGTCGCACTCGTCAATCTTTTTGATTTTACGTCAGAACCAGCCATTTAAAATCACCTATTAAGCGAGATTAGAGTTCTGCTGATACAGGATGGTAACTCGGATTTCACCAGCGCTGGTAGCGCCTGTGGTTGTCCATGTGACCCGCTCGTCTGAAGTTCCTGTGTCCGCCCACGCCAGTGCGCCGCCCGCCTCTGTCGTCGGGTATTTACGCCCCACTCCGGAAGCCGCGGTGATCGAAAAAGCATTGACGTACGTTGCATTCCCACCGACCGTGTCGCCAATACTCAGAACCGCTGTGGCTCCAGCCATGGCGGTCGGGCAGTCAATAACACAATCGATGATCTGGGAGTTGGCAGGGATAATGACATTTGTCGTGTTTGCGGCAGATGCGCCCGCAGCAAGGTCCGTGCCCGTACTAAACGTCTGCGCCATAACAACTTGACCGGTGTTTTTAACATCGGTGCCAAGGGTCGTGCCCGTCGTGGATTTGATTGTTCCGGCCTTAATCGGGCCTGAAAAAGTAGTGATACCCATTTGTATCTCCTGTCGTGGGTTGTGTCAGACGCTAAGTGCGGCTGTCAGGGATGTCTTCTTTTAACACAGTTTGTCATCAATAGAACAGAAAAAAAAGGGCGGCCCAAAGGCCGCCCTTTGTCGGAAAGTTTTTTAAAACTTACGCAGCACCCGGGGTGCCGTAAACGCAACGCCAGTCGGAAACACCGAACGAGTAGCGTTCACGCGCCTTGAAGCGCATGTTACCCGTGTCGAAGTCACCTTCCATCGCCGTTTTGAGCGCAGAACGGTTGAAGTATTTAAACCCGTTCGGGGCATCGGTTTTGATGAAGAACGCATCCGAGTCCGTGAGGAAGTGATTAACCACCGCACCTTCCGGGATCATCCCCATCGATTTCATCGCGTTCGTATCGTTATCAGCCGTCCCGCTACGCAGGTTACTGTTAAGGACACGCTCCGCAATGAACTGAAGCTCTTTCGGAATAATGAGCTTCATGCCACGAACCGCAATCTTCAGACCACGTTCGTCAGTCAGGCTAGCAACGTCGATCAGCATCTGCTCCAGCGAGGTCTCATTGAGGTCCGCTGCTACAGCAAGCTGGTTACGCTGGTTGCCTGAAAGGGATGGGTGAGCCGCCGAACAAAGGGCCGCACCATCGCCAATCGCAAAAGCGGTGTTGAACGCGTTGTTCAGAACGCCCGCCGCCTTGATCTGCTTCGTCTGCGCCATCGAACGAGCAAGAGCCTTCGTGTACCGGCTAGCAAGCCGGTCATAAAGGTTGTCTTCGATAGCCTCTTCCGTGATCGAAAAGGCCAACGCAATCGTATCGTGCGTGTAACGTGCAGTATAGGTTTCCTGCGCGTCATCGAACGTGATTGCACTGCCCTCGTTTTTCACGGGAGCGGTCGAGAAGCCGCCAAGCATCACTTCTTCTTCAAAGGCGC